GGCAAAAGCACCGTACCGAGTGCGTTCTTTGCGGCCGTTGTACCGACCGTTAAGTATTGCAGCTGGTCGTCTAAAGCACCATATGCCGCGAGCATATCGTCGCCTACAACGTATCCTGCTTCCTGCGCCTGCTCACCAAGTTCCTGCATTCGCTCCGCACCTGCTTCGATAAGCGGGTTAAGTTCCTGCGCTGATTTGCCGAGGATCTGCATTGCAATTGCATCGCGCTCGGTCTCGTTTTCCATCTTGCCGAGTGCGTCAATGATTTCCCAGTAAACCGTATCGCTGTCGCGCATGTTTCCTTCGGCATCATAGACCGCGACGCCGAGTTTGGCATACGCCTTCGACATCTCGTTCATGCTCGGTGCTACCGGCTCTGATGCTGCTGCGACGTCCGCCTGCGCTGCTGCCAGATTATTCTGTGCCTGCTGCAGTGCGATTGCCGCTTTCTGTACCGCTGCCGATGCTGTGCCGCTGTTTTCGAGTGCGCTGTTGTATGAGTCCTGCGCCGATGTCAGCTTGCTTTGGGATTTTTCAAGAGCGATTGCCGCCTTTTGCGCCTGTTCGGAGTCCGCGCCGTATTTTTCTACCGCTGCGTTATACGAAACTTGCGCTGTCTCAACGCCATACATCGCGTCTTCCACAGCAGAGTACGCCTTTTTGACCGCGTCTCCGCTTTTGGCAACTGCTTCGTCGTAGGCGATTTGCGCTTTTTCCAGATTGAGAGAAGCGCTCTCCGCCTTTGCCTCTGCCTTTGCCAGCTTTTCCATATCCACTGCCGCTTCGCCACTGACGTTTGCGACCGTTGACATGGATTTTATGTTTTTCGCCATTGATTTGGTCAGTGTCTCTGTCGAAACATCGACCAGTTCGGCGGCGTACATATACTCCTGCAACTTATCTGTTGCGATACCTGTTACCGTCGATTCGGTAAGTACGGTATCCGCATATGCCGCGCCTTCTTTTGTCATATCGACCAGCGCTTTGCCTGCGGCTATCGCTGCTGCCGATACTGCTGCAAATGCGGCTGCCATGGTCGCTGCAGCTGCCTTGCACACATTTCCAAGACCTTCGAATTTGCTTCCTGCGTCGTCCGCTTCTTTGCCAGCGTCTTTGACCTCGCCGCCCATATCGTCGGCTTCTTTGCCGGCTTTGTCCATGCCATCGCTGGCATTATCAAGGGCTGCGTTATTGTCCCGAAGTTCACGCTCCATGCCATTGAGCGCCGCTTCGGCATTATTGAGCTGTATCTGCCATGCCTGCGTGCGCTTATCATTCTCACCGAATGACTCCGCTGCGTTCTTTAAGGCACTGCGCAGCACCTCAATTTTCGATTTCTGCGCCTCGATTTGCTTACCGAGTACTTCATTTCGGGCGGTGAGAGCTTCAACAGAAGTGTCATTCCTGTCGAACTGCGACTCTACCAGCTTCATCTCCGAGCCAAGAACTTTGAAGGATTGGTTGATTTCGGCTAAGGACTTTTTGAACTCTTTTTCGCCCTCCAGCCCAATTTTCAGACCGAAATTATCTGCCACGTCTCACCACCTCCTTTATATTCCGTCAGGGATAATATCGTCGATAGTTACCTCGCGCTTCGGTTTTGCCGTTCCGTTATACTGTTTATGGCATTCCCAGAGGTCGAGTAGCAGCCCGAATGGCATTTGCCACACCTCATCCTGCGTCAGATGCAGATGTGCTATGCCGAAATACAGAAGTCGAGTAAATAACTCCTCGTCACTTACCCGACTACCGCGTTTTTTGGGTCTGCTTCGCTCTCGATGTTGCGCTTGGTGCCTTTGTAAAGGGCTTCCGTAATAGCATCCTTGTATCCTGCGAGGTCGGCGGGAAGTGTCAAAAGTTCCACCACGTCCTCGGTCAGTAATTCTTTCGGCATGCTCTTGTTCTTTAAGTTATAAATGAGAATTGACTGATTTGCGAGCAAGGTAATGAGCCAGACAATCTCACCGAGTGCCAACTCAAAATTCTCGCTTTTCATCAGCTTATCTCCAAGGTTTTCAAGCCCGCCGTAGCGGCCTGCGATTTCCTTTGTCGCCTTCGTGGTAAGGAGAAGCGTATACTCCTCGTCACCGATCATAATAGTTGATGTGCGTTCCGTATTCATATCCTACCTCCTATTACTGTGCTGCGGGTGTGGTGCCGTCGTAAGTGGGTTCGTATACTTCGTTATACCAACCGCTGATAACGCTTGCTGCAACCGAAGTATCGCCCTCGGTCACCTCTGCCTTCCAAGGATGCTTGCCCTTTGCGTCGGGCTTGTTCCTGCGAAGGATGGTGCCTTCAATGGTAGGTGTTGAGAAGGTAATGCCGTCGCCCTTCGTTGCAAGGTTGGTTGCGGGAATACCGAAGATGACGCGGTAGAGCCAGTAATACTTGTACTTACCGTTTGCCTTCTTTGCGCGGAAGCCAACTGCCACGGGTGCGCCACCGTCCTCGGTCGTCGAAATAATGACGCCGTTCTTATCGATTACCGCGCCCGTGAGGTCGGATGCAAGCGTCGCGCCGATATCGTCAATGCCGAGAGAAAGAGTACCACTCTTAAACTCCTTCACGATTTCCGCTGCGCCATCATCCGCGTAAAGGGTTGCCTCTGCAAGTTCTACCGAAAGGTCAGCGGTCATCGCCTTTGCCATCGACTGGGGCTTTGCGTAGGTCTCCTCGCCATTCTCGCCCTCGGTAATCTTTGCATAAAAAAGTTTATCAAGACCAATTGTTGCCATAGGTTTTATTCCTCCATTTCATAATGATTGGCTACGTCCACCACGTAGTGGTGATAGCCCGTTTCTGTTTCGTATCCGATGTACTGTCTGGCGGTAATTGTCATATCCGCCGCGAGCAGCGCTCGGACAATTCGATTTTTATCCGCGCCGTAATTTCCTTTTGCGTAAAGAGAAATGCGCGCCTCCTGTACGTCGTATCCTGGTGCGTTATCTGCGTTCAAATCGAACTTATCCGTCATAGGTACGACCACGATATATTTATCCGGTGCCATGTCACTGAACACACCCGTTTCCACGGGAATGCCGATCGGTTCCAGAATTGTATTGATGTCTGCCAGAATACTCATAGCTTCTTTATCTCCTCCTCAAATTTCCGCTTCATCGTCTCCTCGCATGCGCTTTTCGACGCGCTCTTTGCGGGCTTGAGGAAGGGCTTTGCTGGCTGGCCGTGTTTACCGTATTCGATGATCGTAGCCAGCTTTGCATTGCTGCCGCCATCACTACGCGGTTCGGAGAAGCCAATCTTGATATTGCTGTTGCCGTCTCTGTCCTGCAGCACGCGGGACACACCCAGCGAGCGTTCAAGTTCACCCGTCGAGCGACTGTCGTATGTGGTGCCGCTGCCGATGACGCTGACAAGATTTCCGCGCACCTTATCTACGACCACCTCCGCGCCTGCTTCCAGTACGCGCTCTGCGATTTCGTCGCTCTTTTTACCGAGCTTTGACAGCCGTTCAAGAAAATCGTCTGGCATTTGAATTTCTGCTTTAGCCACTGGTCGCCACCACCTTTTTTGCAAGTACTTCGATATACATTCCGCGTCCTTTTACATTCTCCACCGAGACAATTTCGTATCTCGCGCCATCGCAAACAATAACGTGTTCGGTAGTGATATCAACGTCGGGAATGACGCGCAACCGGAAAAGGTCGGTTGCAGTTGAGAATGCAGCGAGGTTTGCCCATCGCTGTGATCCGTGTCTGCCTTCACGGTATACGCGCACCGACGCGACTATCTCATCCACGACCGTGGCAAAACCTTCTGCGTCCTTTTTGCGCTTCGAGATGACGATATCGGCAAAACCGTTCATTTTTCCAAAGCTCATATTACACCTTCCACTCTCTATCGAGGCGGAGCAGCATATTTACCGTATTCCACACCTGCTGCGATGCCTGAACGTTATCCGCAAAGAAGCCGCCGGTCGAGCCGTCTCGCGACTCGTAGAAATGCGACGCCAGCATAATGACTGCCTGCTCGGTTGTCGGCGGCATTGCGTTTTCCGTATACGTTCCTGCGGGTATATGCTGATAGCTTTCCGCGTAAGAGACGGCGGCGGTAATGTAGCCCTTCAGCAAAGCGTTGTCGGCCTCGTGTTCAAGAATTAGGTTTTGCCTCACCTTTGTAAGAAGTTCGTCCATTACCGCTGCCTCCTATAATTTTTAAGTAGCCGACTTCTTCATCTGAAGAATCTTGACCGCCTCAGGAATGATGAGCTTACCGTCTACGCGCTTGCTGGAAAGGAAGCCGACCTGACCGTTTGCTGCGTAAAGTTCTGCAAGTCTCTTGAATGCCACGCCCTCACGGTCACCGATCCAATACTGGGAAAGGTCACCGAACGCGATTACCTTTGCATTTGCTGCAATGGTAGGCATTGCGGTCGAAGTGTAAATAGGTCTGCCGAGAAGGGTGTCGGGTGCGCCTTCGCGGAGTCCGGGCTGCCACATGTACTGACCGTTCTGATCCTTGAGCAAACGGATTGCTGCGATGGTATCGTCGTTAAGATACCAAACAGCGCGCTTGCGGTAAGGCGCTCTCAAACTGTGGTAGAGACGGATGATTTCGTCTGCGGTAATTGCAGTTGCAGACGCTGCGATTACGCCAACCTCACCACCCTCGGTATCGTTAAGAATACCAGTGGGCTTGCCGTTGCCGTCGCCGTTGAAGAACGCTGCTTCCTCGGTCTCCGCGAGAATTCTTGCAAACTCGCCTACGAAATAGCTTTCGAGGTCGAATGCTGCGTCGTTAAGGAGTTCGTCGGATACGCGGATAAGCGCGGTGAGCTTATGCGCATTGAGTTCCTTCTGACCGAAAGTCTCGGTTGTCTCGGTTGCTGCGCCGCCCTCTGCCGTCCAAGTAGCAGTTGCGCGACCGCTGAGTACGGGGATTTTGTGGGTGCCGTGAGAAGTCGTGATTACGTGCGCGAGCTTACGGAAGTGAAGCGCGTCTTCGAGTGCCTTAATGAGGTTTCTCTCGAAGGTATCGGGCACGAGGTAACCGCCGTCAGAATCAGGGCTGGTTGCGAGTGCGTTGCGGATTTCTGCAGAAGTGCGGTTGCGCATCTGGTTCCAGAACGCCTTTACGTACTCCTCGCTTGCACGACCGGTCTTTACGCTCTTGGCGCTGTCCGATGCGGGCTTCTCGGTGGTGGGCGCGTTTACGGGCATGGACATGTCCTTATCCATCTGCTCAAGGCGCTCCATACGGGAAATCTCCTTGCCGAGATTGGTGATGTCGCTCTCCATACGTGCATAGGTTGCATCGTCTTCGGCGGAGAGCATGCCGCTTTCATTGCGGTGGGAGTCAAGGAAAGCCTTTGCTGCCTCCCATGCTTTTGCACGCTTGGTGCGAAGTTCGTTAATAGTCATTTTTTATTCCTCCAAATTTTAATATTTAATGAGATTGAGTCTGTCCATGAGTTCTTCCACGGAGCGACCTTGGTTGGTTTCTTCTGTTTTCTGTGCGATTTTGCACTTGGTTGCGATTTTCTCCATGAGAGAATTCTTCACAGCAGCACGGGAAAACTCCATGCTTACATTCGGGATTTCTACATCCTCTGTGGGTGTGCGCGTCATAATCTCATCAGCAAAGCCGAGTTCGACTGCCTTGTTTGCGTCCATCCACGTTTCCGCGTCCATGAGATGCGCAAGTCGCGCGCGGGAAAGTCCGGTCTTAATCTCGTAGGCGTTGATAATGGAATCCTTCACGCTGGCAAGCATTTCGATTGCTTTCTGCATCTCGCTCGTATCGCCCATCGCCACTGTCATGGGATTGTGAATCATGAGCATGGATACAGGCGACATAATGACCTTGGTGCCTGCCATTGCGATTACCGATGCTGCCGACGCTGCGATGCCGTCAATCTTGACGGTAACCTCGCCCTTGTAATCCATAAGCATGTTATAGATCTGCGCTGCTGCAACGCAATCGCCGCCAGGGGAATTGATCCAAACGGTTACATCACCACTGCCCGACATGAGTTCCTCTTTGAAGAGCTGCGGTGTGATATCGTCATCAAACCAGCTTTCCTCTGCGATTGTGCCGTTTAGAAACAGGGTTCTCGCCTCCGGTGCCGTCTCCGTCGCTGCCTGATTCGTCCACTTCCAAAATTTCTTCATCCTCGCTATCCTCCTTTCCGCTTTCGATAGGTGTCAAATCAGCAAATGCGCCTGCGTTCTTTAGCGGGAGCATATTGCCGTTGATCAAATAGAGGTCGCCACCTTCCTCGGCGGGTATTTTATCCAGATTCTCCAGTTCACGTATGTCGTTTGCCGACATCCAGCCGTTCTGTCTACCGATGGCGTAACCGTTCATACGGCTCTGGTAGTCACCTCTGAGCAGTCCTTCCAGATTGAAGTGTATAAAATACTTTTTCTTTTCGTCCGTGGAGAGAAGCACGCGCGCAAGCGACTGCTCCCAACGTATCACCCACGGGTCGAGTGTATATTTTACGAACTCCAAGGATTGCTGCTCTATATTAGAAAAGCTCGATTTTTCAAGGTCGCCTACCATGTGAGGTGGCACTCTGAAAATTCGAGCAATTTCATTGATTTGGAATTTCCTCGTTTCAAGGAATTGCGCCTGCTCGGGCGATATCCCGATCGGCGTATATTTCATGCCTTCTTCCAACACCGCAATCCTGTGCGAATTGCCGCTGCCACCATATGTGGATTGCCAGCTCTCGCGCACGCGCTGCGGGTCTTTGATTGTACCAGGGTGTTCGAGTACACCGCCCGGTGCTGCGCCGTTTGCAAAAAACTTTGCGCCGTATTCCTCGCAGGCAATTGCCATACCGATTGCGTTCTTCGCCATCGCTATCGGGCTGTATCCCACAAGCCCGTCGAAGCCAAGCCCAGGAATATGCAGCACATCCGACGGATGCAGCTTTACGCACGTTCCTTTGAGCGTGTCCGCTTCGTCGCTTGAATGCTGGTATTCGTAATACAGCTGCCCGCGTTCATCTCTGTCCACGCGCATCTTATTTGGCATGAGCGGATATAGCGCGATAACCTCACCTTTGCCATTGCGTATGATTTGCGCATACGCGTTACCCCAGAGCAAAAGATGCGTCATAAGCGTCTCTCTGAAAACAAAACTTGACATTTCGGGGTTTGGTTCGTCATGTAGCAGCAAATATAGTGGGTGTTTGATTGCTTTCTGCTTTCCGCCGCTTTCGGTGTATTCGTATACGTGAAGCGGCAAACCTGCTATCGCCTCCGCGAGTATTCGCACGCAAGAATATACCGCCGTCATCTGCATGGCGCTGCGCTCGGTTACCGTTTTTCCTGCGGTCGTGCCTCCCATATAAAAGGTGTACGCGCTGCCTGCTGTGCTGTTTGTGGGCTTATCTCGCGAACGGAACAGCCCTGAAAATAGTCCCATCTTTCTGTCCTCCTTAAATAAACAAAATGCCACGGCCGTCATAGACCGATGCATCGCTGCCTTGATT